TTCGGCTAAGGTGCCACCCCGCTTACCTCCGCTGTTATCGATTGCTGCCAGCCATCAGCAGCATCGCGTCCTCTTTGATCTGCTCCGCTGTCGGAGCATGGGTCTTCTGCGGCTCGCTGCGGGCCGACTCCAACACGCTGCCAGACTTCGGCTTGGCAGCCGCGCTCGGCTTGATCGTCTTCCACGTAGCGGCCAGCTCGGCTCGGTTAGTCTCGGGAACCGCCAGCAAGAGCTTGATGTACTTGCTGCTGGGCGCCACGCCGGCGGACTCCAGCACGTCGAGGGCCTGGACATAGTCGGGCTTGTCCTTCTTCGGCTTCTCCACCGGGGGCTCGGCCACGCTCTCGGCCGCTTCCTCTTCCCCGCCCGGCTCCTCGCCGCCTTCGGGGCCTTCCTCGGGCTCTTCCTCCTCCGGCGCCTCGTCGGACAAGGCATCGATGATCGCGTCGATCTTCTTCTTCAAGTCGTTGAGAAGCTGCTTGCGCTGCCCCTTGTCCGCGGTCGACTTGATCGTCGGCAGGCACTTGGCCAACAGGGCGTCAATCGCCACGTCGACGGGGTCTTGCTCAAGCTCTGCGCTCGGCTCGGGCGGCGTATCGGTAATCGGCTGACCATCTTCGCCGTTCGGGGCCTGGGTGTTGGGATCGGCCATGTTCGGATTCTCGCTTTCAAAGATAGAGGATGTGGTCGCAGGATCGGCCACGAGGTCGACCGACCGCACCCGGACAATAGATTCGTGAATGACGCCGCCAGCCTCGTCGGGAACCTGGATCGTGCGGGCGTTCTGAGAGAAGCCCAACGCCTCGGGCATCCGCTCGGCGGCCTCACAGACCATCTCGGCCAGCAGATGGCTTTTCAGGTAGTGCAGGTCGGCATAGGCTCCATCGCCTCTGACCACATAGTTGTGGTAGATGCCGAAGCGGTCGGCCACCAGGCGGTCACGGCCCGGCTTGTCCCGCTCGGGATGGTTGATGTTGCACTTGGCGCCCTCGTACATCGCGCGGGCCTCGCTCAGGGCCTCCAGCGTGTAGCGGCCACCATTCTTGCTCTCCAGGCCGCAGAGCTTGACGCCATAGATGACGCCCTCCTCCCGGTCCACGCGGCAAGGCTTGTCCTGCCTGACAAACTCCATCACGTCCCGCTCAATCTTGCGGGGGGCGATAGAAGGATCGGCGGATTCATTAACGTTCTTGGCTCCGCCCTTCGGCTTGATCTTGCCCTGCTGGATCATAATGGCGACCCCCTGCTTCTGCGCCTTCTTCTTGGCGCCCTTACCCGTGTAAACCTTCCCGCTCTTGCCCCACCGTTTCCCGCCCTTAGCTTTTTCAACCGGCATTTCCCGCTCCAGCAAATAAAAAGAGCCGTCGAAGTGTCGAGCCCTCGACGGCTCCTAGTTGCTCCCGTCCCGCTAGGCTGGCCAGCTAAGCGGCGGTTCTATCGCAACTTTTATTATAACCTAGAAACTCAATTCACCAAAACACAAAATCATTCCCCGTGGAAATAAGCTAAGTCGATGCGGTACTGCTTGATGATCTCGTCGTCCTCTTCCCGCTGAGTCTTCCCGTTCGGCATCCGCCGGCAGCCGATGGGCTGCTTGAGCGGACGCATATGGCAAGCCTGAACCCCGTCGACGATTCCGATCCGCACCCGATATTCCGGCCAGAGGTAGGCCAGGCCCCATCCGCTCTCTGTGAGCTGGAAGGTGTCGATGCACTGCTCCAAGCCGCGGCGGCGGAAGAAGGGCATCATCAGCTCGACGAACCGACCGTTGCGAACGATACTCCTATTCTGGACCGCCAGGTGCGGCCAGCAGTTGACGCTGTCGATAGAGAGGGCTGGCTGCCATAGGTCGAGGTTGCATGCGTAGCCGATCTGGAACAGCTGATTGATCTGCTTCGTAGACAATTCCACATCGTCGTCAAGGAAGCAGACCGCTTCGTACTTCTGCCAGATGCCGTCGAGCAGGTGGGTGGCGGAGTAGAACTTTTCTTCATCGACAGAGAAATCCCAATCAGCAAACGCTTCAATATTAGCAAACGGATCGGGGCCTTTCCAGCGATTGACCGCGACGTCGAATAACCGACCATTTCCGAACAGTTCAGCTTTGCAGCTCCCATCAGAAGACAGATAGACCAGGAAACGGTTGCGTGGGTTCGGCTCCCAAAGCTTCTGCGGCTTATGCTCTCCGCCAACCAGCTTCATCATTTCTTTGTCCTTCTGAATGCGACAAGCTTCTCCAGCGGCAGCGGCCTTTTGCAATAGCAGGTTGTTGCGATCCTCGGAAAGAACTTCTCCTAAAACTGGGGACACAATAGCTTCATGCAAAGCGCGATCAGTGTGATCCAACAACTCGCCCACAGCCCGATGCATGTCGGTTACCGTTTCGATTCGATAGTAGACCATCAAGGTCTCGCGGAAGTAAGGCAATGTGTTGACCCGCTTGCGGAACTCCTGCTCTGCTTGCCGATTGCGGGCGAAACCATAATCCAGCATCTTCGCCTCGACATACTCGTTCGTCTGGCAGTTGACATGACCCTGTCCGATCTGACCGGGAACGGCCCAACTCAGGATGACCTCGTGGCGGGCCGCATAGCAGATATTGTCGAGGAAGATCGATTCATACTTCTGCGGGATGTGCTCGCCGACTTCCAAGCAGAGCACGCGATCCCAAACGCCGAGGCCGCAGTTCTTCTCCGCCAGGTCAACGACGTAGGTGTCTTTGGCCCATTGCCTGACGTCGGGGTTGCCGTCGAACCCGCAGCAGTTGATCCCGGCCGCCTGCATCGCCTTCAGATAATGGCACCGACCACATCCGGCGTCAGCCACCGACACATCCCCGCAATACTCCACAATCGCCGAGGCCAAGCCAGAATCGAACAGGGCTCCATCTGGCGCGTCGTCCAGCCAGTAGCCATGCTCGTGGATGCGGAGCGGCTCGTGGGCTGCCTGTTTCTGGAAGTCGGGCTGTGAGGCTCGCACTCCACATTGGTCCTGATCCCAGTCGCCCCACGGCATCTCGTTGGTGAAGGGTAGTTCGCCGTAATGTCGCAGCTTGACTTTGCGGGTGGCAAACAGCTTGGCGCCTGCCTCATTGAGGACGCGGCTGAGCAGCCAGTCCTCGGTCTCGGTTTGGGCACACCATCCCTTGCCAGGAATAAACACGATGCGGTTCCTAATCTCGAAGTGGGCCGCCAGCTCCCCACGGTCACCCACCTCCTTGAACCATGGCTTGCGTAGGTCGATCAGCATACATCCTGTATTTAGCAGCAGCGCATATCCCTTCCCCTCCTCGCCCAGGTCCTTGACGCTGAAGGTCTCGGGCAAGCCGTGAATCTCCCGCATGGTGATCCGGCACCATGGGTTCCAGGGGCTGTCTATGCAACTGATCGCTGTGCTCGTCGTCCCATGCACATCCTTGATCGGGCTAATGGCCGCGATCCAGTCGGCGCCGGTCGCCAACATCTCATCGTAGAGGATGTCGACCCACCACGGGGCGGATATGTCGGCGTGGAGGATGGCCAGATGCGTAGACAGGCCCTCGTCGCGTTTGTTAAGAGCGAAGCATAAGCCCTGGTTGAACCCATGAGCCAGGTTGCTGCATGGCATCGGATCGGCACGAATCAGGCTCTTCCCCTCGCACTTGGACGCCTCGACAAAATAGCTCTTGGCGGCTGCCGGATGCACCGGCCCGAAGGTCGGCATGAAGGTGGAAATGATGATCTTCTCTTTTTCAATGGGCTTCCAACAACGTCCCTGCGTTTCTTCCATTTGCTTTCTCCCGAAGCTAAGGTTTACCAACGCTAATCCCAAACCTAAGATATACAGTTTCGTCTGCCCCTTTGTCTCGCCAATTCGCCAGCCAGTCCTTCCAGCGGATCAGCACCTTGCCAGGAGCAGCGATATTGCCCGTTCCTTTTGCTTCACCCTTCGGCACGCTGCCGCCCGGCACGTTCTCTACATTCTCAATAGAGCTATCCTGGCAAATGACATAGCCGGGGAGCATGCCGATGACCGTCAGCCAGTGACCGCCCCCGTAGTCCTGCGCTGGGCAAATAACCGGCCGCCCCGCCGCGATGGACCTCGAAAGGTCAGTGATCGTCTGGTTGGGGGCGGCCGTCACCTGGAGGCCGAGACGAGTTAGGTAAGTCTCGATGGCCTTGGCCGACGTGCTCTTCTCTCCGGTCGTACCCACCGCCTTCTTCCACGCTTCGATGTCGTCAGGGCCGACGCCAAAATACCTACCGACCGACATAGCAGCGGCCGCTCCACAGCTCCAATGGTCCGGCTGTCGAACGTCGGGTACGTCGAGGATGGTGATTTGCTGTTCCTTAAAAGACTCCATCACACTGCCAAGATAGTCCAGCCAGCATCGACAGCGTGGATGCGCCGGAGGCCCTGCGGGGAAGTCCAACGACCAGACGTCTTGCGGCTGCCCATCCAAGGGTTCGCACTCCTCGCACACAAGGTCGTCCTGCGCCGTGATCCAGTTAACTTCCTCCGGCCCCAACATGCCGGCCAAGACCATAGATGAGACGACGCCAAACTCTCCGGCCGTGTTGGCCCTCGTGGTCTCGGTAATAGCGATCTTCTCCGCCCGCTCCACATCGAACTGATCGTCAAGGTCCTCTCCAGCGTCAGCCAGCTTCCTCGTGTTGTCGATGATCTGCTTCGCCAGCTCCTCGCAGTAACCCTCGGACCAGCGGGCAGACAGCAGCCTGGGATCGGCGTCTAGGTCGTTCGCAATCTGGCTGCGAAGTCGAGTGAAGGCGAGGTCATAGGTTCCGGCCAGCTGTGGCCTGATCGCCGCCTCTAGATCAATGCGGAAGTCCTCCCAGTTGATTGTAGCCGGCTCCTGCTCCTCATAGTCGCGGAACAAGAGAATCAGCGCCGCGACTAGCGCCCGCTCACGATCGGCTCTTTCTTTGAGGTCTGGCATTTACTTATAGCCTATCTTTTGCCGATCAACGCCAAGTCCTGCTTCTATTTCACAAGCCATTACCCACTCTTCGTTACGCTCTCTCCCATTCCACCAAACCACCTTGTACATTACGCCATCCTTGCTAATCGCAATCTCCATAATGATGCCTTGGATCTTTTCGCCAAACCCAAGACTAACCACTTCCCCAATGCGCAACACTTCCAAATAGCTCATCGCTTTCTCCCGAAGCTAGAATAATTATGGATAGCTCCGCCAATCGACCTTGGAAGCTTTGGCCAAGGATTCGTACTGGTCTGTCTCTTGCGGCACAGCGCCCTCATTGCTCATCGGCTTGCTCTTCCCCATACCCGACGCCCCGACGGCCTTGACCGCACTGATTGGGTCCTGCCGTGGCTTGGCCCCTTGCTTGACCTGCTCGTCGTAGTCGACACCTTCGCGGGTTCCCAGCTCAACCGGAGAGATAATCCCCGCGTCCAATAGCAGGATTCCCCGCTGCGTCTCCTTCATCCGGTCCCGCACGTCCACTTGCTGGGGCGTCACCATAACATCAACTGCCCGCCGGATGTCGCTCCAGGCATAATTCCCAAGCCGACCAATCTTCCAGTTGAACCACAACACCTTCCAGTACACTTCCTTCCACAAACCGACGTGCCAGCTCTGCCGTGTCTCAATATGCTTGACGAATGGCGAACCCGCCTCCAAGATCGAGGCATAGTTGTTGTTCCCGGCGTTGCCCGTAATCATATGCTCCGGCATCGACCATATCTGCGCCACGGACCGCAGCATCGCTTCGTAGATCGCCACCAATCCAGCGGCCATGCTCTGCTGTACCCAGGGCGGAGGCACAAACTTTTGGTTGGCTCCCAGATAAAGCGAGGTTCCCGGCTGATAGGTCTGTTGGTAGCTGGTCCGCACGCCCCCGTTCTGTGTCGCGGTCCGGGTGCTCCAATCCGCCGTCGACATGGTGGCCGAATTGACTTGCGACTGCGTCGTACCGGGCGCCAGCTCCCTAATCCAAGCGATGGCAGCCTGTAACGCTCCGGCGTGGGTCAGGTTGCGGATCATCTTACGGGCCAGCTCCACATCACCGGTCACAGGCCAGAAATCGCTCACCCCCCGCTTGATATTACGGTCGGTGTTGGCTTTGAGTAAGCACATCCACTTATTGCCGCCGTCGGCTGGAGGATAGCAGGGTTGATTGCCTCCCGGCATATAATCCCAGTTCTCCAGCGATCCGTCCCACTGCACATAGTAGCCGTGCTTCGATCCGACATCACCTGCCGTCGTATGGATGCCATAGGACCAGTTGCTCACGAAGCCGAGTCCTGACTCGTCATCCTGGGAGTGCAACCAATCCTCCAAGCCGCCTGGATTGGTCGGCTCGCTGACCTGATCCGGCTCTACCATGCGCGCCTCGACCCGCCCCTCTCCACGGTGCCACAGTCCGATGAACAGCTCTCCATCGCGGCTATGGCGGATGCACCCTTCCTGGTCCATCGGCAGCTCGGCAGATCGGCTGCCGCCGGTCACGCTGTTTAGTTCGTCGAACTCGTCCAGGATATTGGTGATCGCATCCAGCAGCTCCTTAGGCGCGTCCCGTTTGCTCTCTGCCTTGCGGGTGAATCCGGTCTTACCGACCACATAGTCACGCAGCTTGTTGAGAACCCCAAAGGTGGTCTTGTTGTAGGCGGCCAGTAGCCGGACCGTCCCACGGATCGCGGCCAGCTCCGCCTCGCTCGTCCAATAGGGCCAGTTACGGCCATCCTGGCGGTCGGTCTTGGTCGTAAAAGTAGCCGCATAGGCCTGATAGCCATAATTGTCTCGGCGGTAGTCCTCAATGTCTATGTAGTCCTCAGGGGCGTATAGGCCCTCCATTGTCTCCTGTGGGCCGGCCGAGCCGAAGCTGCGGCTTCCCGCCTCCAAGGCCAGGGCACGGTCGAGCTGCTTGAATTGCGCTTCTTGCACCCGCAGGTCCATCTTAATCTGATTGGCCCGATACTGCGCCTCCAGGACGTCGACGGACTCGGGCTCTTGCGTTTCGGTCGGCATATTCAATTCCTTCTAGGATTAGTTTTAACCCGTTTGTTTTCGCGTTTAACGCCTTCCCGAAGTCCTTTCGATAATCTAGCCCAAAAACGCCTAACTCGCCTTAGAATCGAATCTACGGGGCTTGGTCGCCTGGTAGGTTCGCTTGTCCATATATAGCACGTCCTGATAAAAGTTGTAAGGCCAATGCTTCCGCTGGCACTCCGTCCGCACCCGCACGATATCCAGGTAGGCTTCCTGGCAGGCGTCGTGCAAGTCCAGGCCGAGGATCGCCTCAGTCTCCTCCATCGGCACTTCCGCGAAACGGCTGGTCGGTTTTTCCAGCAGGATCGTCTTCGGCTCCGGCTTCGTCCGGTAACTTCCCGCTCTGATCTTCTTCACAGTCGATATTGACACTCCTGCCCGATAGGCCGTGAACTTGCAAGTCTTCCCTCTCCCCAGTAATCTTCGACACAATCGTATCCTATCATCTGTCAAAGGCCTCGTCATAACGATCTCCTCCTAGACAAGGGCGCTAGTAACCATCTCCTCTTCGAGAGCGTGCTCCAAGCCCTCCTTATTCAATCCTCGCTGGAATACTTCCCGCATTAGTCTGACCGCCATTTCCAAGGCATCTGGGCCGTCATCGTGAATCTTCGGCAACGGGAATCCGCGCAGCTGCTCGATCAGTAGCCTGGTGCCCGGCGTATTACGGAAGCGGAACTCATGCCTGCTGAGGTAGGGTGTCAGAGTCGCCCTGATCCGAATCAGCTTATTGTCCCGGTTGTCTAGTGGCCACACCGGAAGGCCGAGGCCGTTCTTACCCTTGCTCTTCTCGTAGAGCTGGTCGGCCAGCATGACCTGCCACATATTGGACTCGATGCCTACAGCCGAAGGCTTGAACCAGCGAGCCAAGTCGATCACCGTGTCGCATATCTGCATCCGGTCCTGGCGGAGTAGCTGCCCCTCGACCCACATCACGCCGTCGCGGTCAAGGCCCATCAGAACATGCGCCTGGTAGTCGCTCTTGTCCGTCTTCCCCAGTGACGGATCGCAGGTCTGAACCCGATAGACGAACTGCCGCTCAAGCTCCGGCCAGTCCTCGAACCACATATCGTCGGGGAAGTAAAGAGCTGAAAACTCCGCTCCTGCCATATTGACGAACTGGGCCATATGCTCCTGGGAGAACATCGCTTCACCCATATCCAAGAGCGCCTCATCCAGTTCATCCTGATCGATAAGCGGGTTGTCGCTGGTCGGCTTCTGCCACCGCTCCCACTGGCCCTTCGTGTCCCTTCCTGCCCTATCGAATAGCTCCTTGAACCAATTGAACCCATTAGGCGTGCCGATGTGGATCGTCCAGCCCTTCTTGTCCGCCAATGCGGGACGTAGGGCAGCCTTCCAGGCGTCCTCAGCCACAAACGCGGACTCATCAATCACCAGACCATCCAACCCTTCCCCGCGAAGGCTATCCGGATTATCTGCTGACTTGACTTCAATAGACCCACCGCCTGGGAACTCAATCCGACGTTCCTGCTCCCCCTTGTCGCTCCAGGCATTCTTACTAGCCCGCTTCAGCTGCCGCCAGATGATATTGCTAATTGGGAAAGTAGGAGCCACCCACCAAATCGTCCCCCCATCCAACGCACCCTTGAACCAGCCACGCTCTGGTCCATGTCCCTTGATAGTGGCGAGCAGTCCAGTCCCAGTCTTTCCCCACCGCCTTCCACACACCACTACTTTATGGCGAGCAGAAGACAGAAGCACCCTGCGCTGGTGTGGCAGGGCCTTAGGAAGGCTGATTGTCCTCTGGATGGCTGTTACCATTACAAGCTCATCCTCGACCTGGGTTTTCCATTTCCGTTGCTGGACGCCTTCCCATTACCGTTCGACAGGCCAAGAGTAGCAAGGCGGGTTGCGTTTCCATACCAGTTGTCATCCTCCACCACCTTGACGGTCACTTCCATACTGCCTGTAGTCTTCTGGTCGATCTGCGTAACAGGCTCCCTATACCCAAGCCACTGCTTACTAAGCCAGATCATCAACGAGCGGTCTCCTTGCAGGGCCATCTTATACATGACCTTCTGCAACTTCCCGTTGCGTTTGTTTCTGCCTCTCTGTATAGCTCCCAAATAATTATTACTCAACGTCTCCGCACTACAGCCCATCACGTCTGCAGTATACTCGACAGTATTGGCCTCTGCAATCAACTCCTCGATCTTCTGTTCGTCGAGTTGCAGACGTGGTCGTCCTCGCTTCGCCATGATGTCTTACCCCTATTATATAAGACCTAGTAGAGGCCGACGATGCCGGTGGCCGTCGTGCCTGTTGCCCACACTTGGGTGACCAGGAAATGGTATACGCCTCCAGCCACCACCGCTATCGTAGCCTGGCTTCCGTCGAAGAAGGTCAAGTTCAGGTTGCCGTCGACGGCCACAATCAAGGCACGCACCGGACTAGACAGTAGAGTCGAGTCTGATGGGGTGATGCTGACCGCTCCCGTGTAGGAATCGATGATGCGGTCCACGTGACCGTTGACCGGAGAATTGAGGGTATTGGTGTTAGGATAGCTCACTTTGCGTTCCTCCTTTGTTCTACAATGATTTTCTTAGGTACAGCGGTTCCAACCACGTCGTCCACTGTTGTGCCCTTGATGAGCTTAGGTGCCGTTAGGTTGATAGAGCCGGGAACGACTCCCCGCGAGGCTGATAGAGCCCCGATGGTCGATGCCCGCAGCGTGCCCGTGGTCACGCCCGTAGCAACGCCCGAGAACACGCTACCGGCTGCCGGCACGTACTGCGTTCCTGCGATGCCCAACAGTGTATTCCCGGTCACGATTTTTGATGTCGAGATGACCGATGAAAACGGGTTGCTGGTAGCCGTGCCGGTCCAGGTGCAGGCCGGATCGATCGCGGGAAGCTGGCCGTGCCCTCTGGGATCGATCGGCGTCCAGAATTGATTGCCCGTCGCGTGCCACGTGGCCGTCGAGCTGACGGTCATGGCACCATACCAACTTGCCACCGATGTGGCCGGTAGAAGCGACGATGAATAGCCGGACTGGAGGCCAAACAAATGATCGCCAGCCTGGTTGTAGATACCATTGAGCGTGAACGTACCAGGCGTGCTGAGATGCGATCCGCTGTGGTGTGCGC